ATTGCTTCTTCGCACACCTCAAGCACTGAGTCAACGTCCTTCCTGCCTTGCAAGTCACCGATCATAAGCATACCGTTATCACAGACAGCATCAATAGCAGCATCAGCTTCTTCTGTGGTGTAGTCACGCATCTGCATGTAGTCTGGATCATCAGGGTCATTGATAGGTGGAGCAGTCAAGTCTTTATTGATAAGCTCACCGGCAAAGGAACGAACTGTTTTCTCTGCTTGTTCTTCAAGGTAGATAACAACCACTGGTTTATTATGCACATTGATCAAGTGATCAACGATTGTCTTGGTTGTCTTGGTCTTACCTACACCTGTGCCAGCACCCCACACTGATAGAAAGTTAAGACGCATCCCGTAAGTAACAGGATCAAGTTCAGGCCAAGGCCAAGAGAGACCCATGACTGGTTGTTCCTTAGCTTTGTTCCTAAACTTAGAAGCAGAACTAATGACACCACCATCGAAAGGGTCAACAGGATTAAACCAAGCATCAATAAATTCTTTCTCCTTCCCTTGCTTTAAGCAGTCATTGGGATCTTTACATGTGCCGGGGAGTTGGAGCTTATGTACTTTACCACGGAAAAGTTTAGCCACGGATTGCGTGAGTTTCTTTCCGGTATCATCAGCATCAAAGCACAAGAGAACCTTCTTAAACTTTACGATCTCAGCTTTGTTGTCAATAATTTCTTGTAAGGCACACTCCCCCTTGGTTGGAGACCATACGTGGAAGGGAATGTCAGCCCACTTAGTTCCAGTCCGTGACTTCCAAAGCATTTGTTGTGCTGCCATGGTGTCACACTCTCCTCCTACAAGGAGCAAAGTATCGAGTCTTCCACCTCGTCGAAGAACATCTGATGACAACTTCTGCCCGAACATAAGGTTCTTTCCCCAGGTCCAACCAAGGTGTCCAAACCTAAAGTCTTTAGGTAGGGTTCGGCACTTGGCACCTTTCCAGTCTCCCGTATCGGCATCATGGATTGGATATAAGTGCTTGTTAACTTTTCCATCCTGATCGTGTCCAACCCTAACGTCATAGAGCTTGGCAATTTGTCCTTTAATATGTCTTGTAACCAAGTTCTTAATCTTATGTTGCTTGAAGTACTCATGATCTAACTCCTTTTCCTTGAGCATGTACGCTCTTTCTTCTTCGGTTGCCACCTCCCACCTGTCCTGGCCCCTCATACCAGACAAGGCAAGCTCTCTCATGTTAGGGTTATCAAGCTTGCCCTCTTTGCACAGGTCTTTGAACTGGTCGGGTGTGTACTTGATGGTGCCGTTGATCTCCATCTCCATGATAGGGTCTTCACTACCCGGAGGTAAGTAGAACGGCTGACCATTCTTGTGCCAGTGCGCTCTGTTACAGAACCTACCACCATCTGAGAAGACCATCATGTTGGTCCCTCTCTGGTCGTGTCCTGTCTCTCGACACATTGGACAAGCCATGTTCATTACGATTGCCATGGCTAATCCTCCTGATAGTATTCACCATCTTTCATGGCACGTTTAATATCTCTGTGTTTGCGTTCATTCTTATTCTGTCTAACAGTGTTAGACTCTTTCAGCTTACGTTTCTTTTTGAACTTCTCTACTGTGCTACTCTGCATGTTAGCTCCTTATAAGTTTGATTGCTTTGTCAAGCACCTCATCTATTGAGGTTCCATATACTCGGTAGAAAGTTATAGGTGTTGAAGGGTAGAATTGCAACTCAACAAGACAATCAGCCTTGACTATCCTATCAAGTTCTTCTTGTGTCAGGTCATCCTTAATGAACGGATTGTTATTGAAGTGATCCTCTATTGTTTCATAATAATCCTTGTGTTCATTAATTGAAAGGTAGATACCCGCTCTGCAAAATGCTTGAAGTTCTTTCATTCTTTCCATGGTGTTTCTCCTTTAACGTACCTCTTTCCATCCTTGTGATTTCAAAGCCTCAACACGAACGTCATTCTCTGTCCGTCTGTCCCGGCAGTAATCTCCTTGGTTCATGTACTTCTCATCAATACATTTGCCACGATGAATACAGCCCCGGCAAGTATTAAGTTTGATATATGTTTCTGAAACTCTCTCATCTAATTTAAAGCTCATCTTCTTATCCTTACTGTAATGGTTTAAGTTTGATCTGGTAGAAAAATACTTTGTCCAAGCTAATGCAATCCATACTTTCAGTGACCACCTCTGCTGAAACGTAACCTACTTCTGGATCGTCACCCTCTCTTACTTCTGCTCTGACAACGTACCATTTCAAGTCAGACTCGATATAGTTAAAAGAGTCTCCGTCTCCAACACCTTCAATCATGTAAAGTTTATTAGCTATTGTAATCTTCTTGTTAAGTTTAATTAAAGATAAGTTTTCTTATCACTACTGGTCCTTAACTTATCAGTTTCAAGTTGTCTAACAGTGTTAGACTTTCTAAGTTAAATGAATTGCACTTTCTTATATCACTACTGGTCCTTAACTATGGTCCTAATTATGTCTAACAGTGTTAGACTATCTGGTTAAGCGCCAGTATAGAATAAGGAGCGCGCCCATGCGCGTATATACTATACTCTCTTCTTACTACTTAACTCTCTTATCTCTCTATTCTCTCTTGCTCTCTCTACTACTGGTCCCTAAATACAAAAAGCCCCACCAGCACAGGCTGGCAGGGCTATTCTCTCTTATGTTCTAAGCTTAACCAAAAGCATATGGAGATTCAAGAACTTCTCTCAAATCTAAGTCTCCCCTTTCAGGTAAGTCGATGCCAAGTTCACATAAGATCATTGCTTCATTGTAATCAAGGAAGTCAGCAAGAACATCATTACTTTCATACATATCAACGAACGTCTGTCTTAGTAAGTCTCTTAGTTCATCAGTATCACAAGCATGAGTACCGAAGTCATCATGAATGACAGCTATACCAGTGAAACCTGCATCTAAGAAAGCACTAACAGCAAGGATAAGATGCGAAGAGTCCATGGAGTGGACAAAGTTAGGAGCAGAAGAAGTCTTCATCTTGTTAACATTAATCGTATTGGTTTCTTCTGCGATAGTAAACCTTGTGTTACCAAGAAGCTGAGTCTTAATGCGTCTTGATTTGTACTCAAGCTCTCTCTGCTCTACTATAAATCCAGTAGGTGTCTCCCACTCAAGGTGGCAACCAGACTTAGCCATTTCACTTGCAACTTTCTGGATAAACTTCATGCCTTCTGCCGCTGACGTAACAGTCTTCTTCAAAGCAGACCAGATTGTCTTAGAGCATAGCTTCTCTGCATCTCTCATCGGTATGCCTTCTTCATTGAAGCCAGCAAAACCATGCACCTTGATAGGTTCTCTCTTCTCCGCTTTAGCTTTCTTATTCTCTTTGTCTTGCAATTCAACAAAGTAGTCAGAGGTAGTTTGCAAGCAACGAATCTGAGTTGAACCATAAGTCTTAGTCATAACAGGTGGCTTAGTCAAGCTCCGATTGATACCGTCCTTCACCTCAAGTAAGCCCTTGGCAGTTTGTCTAACAGTGTTAGACTCTCCACTATTGACCAGTTCTTCTAACTCTCTAGCTGTCAGTTGAGCAACTTCACTATAGATATCATTGGGCTTTTCTCCTGGTACTAAGTTGACAGCCCGACCACCGATCATGTCCCGAAGCATGGCGGCATAGTGCTGCAAGCCAGAGCAACTACCATCTTGAGCGCATGGTACATAAGAGACAAAGTCTTCTGCTGAGTTACCATCTTCAATCCAATCCTGTAGGGCAGACCATTCAAAGCACCAGTTGAGAAACTGCCACGGCTTATCAGCACTAGCCCAACCTGTGTTAGTCAAAGGATCTGCTACAAAATCCCTGATATCCTCAGTCATTCTTTCAATGAACTTAACACGGTCATCAAAGGAACACTTATCTTCACCCCACTTGCCAGCGCCTTGGATTGCAAGCCAGTACATTCCACGTTTCCCCAACGGCTTGCCATTTGCAAAGCGAAGCATACCTTTCTGGAAGTCATCGCCCTGTGGTGATACCGTGTCAGACTTGGCATAAACTCTGCCTCTTGAGTCACAAGTATACACGAAGTAAATCTTCTCATATTCCCGGTACATCTCAGCAGTTGAGACAGTTCTGTGAAAGTCGAGGTACTTAGATTTTCTCTTGTTGTCCCTCTGGTATACCGTTGTTGCTTCGCGCCGCCATTCAATGAAGGTGTTCCATTCATCATCCGTTAAGTACCGCTTGAGTTCTTTGCCTCTTATATCCTTGAGTTCTTCTGGTACTGGACAGCCTGGAATTTCGTATGGTTCTTTGGATGGCATAGCAAGGTCGATGCCCAACCTTTTAATCTCTTTGGCTACATCAAGGACATCCTCAGCTATCGTCCAGGGCATGTTCTGCAATCCATTGATTGCCTTGTATACCACTCGCATCTGCTTCTTGGTCAGCTTCTTAAGCTGTGACTTTCTTGCCTTAACCAGAGGTAATGTTGATCTGATTTCCTTAACATGATAGCCGCCATTATACTGGTTCGTCCAGTTCTTGGGAGGTATGATGCAAGGCCGATAAGCTGGTGACTCTACGGACATGATGTCTTTGTATTCTTCAACCCACTTAACGATGTGGTCAGTTGGTTGTAGCTTGGTTGTCTCCCGGTACCCATTGCCCTTCTTTTTATAGATGTTGACCTTCTTGAAGATAGGTTCTCCCTCAAAGAGTACATGTTCAAGGATCATGTTAAGCAGGGCAGCACCTATGTGCCTTTGGATATCAATTCCCCATGGTTGCCAGCGATCCAAGGCTTCAAACTTATCCTCCTTTGGGTTAACAAGAGCCGCTTCACATGCTACCATGGCATTCCGCTGGTGCTTATATGACTTGGATCTTGCCTGTTTAAGCCTCTCTTTTACCTTGCTGACGTACCCTTCCGAATGTTCTTCCATCCTTGAGAACCTGACCTGATCCTCTATCTTCTGGCCGATTGCATCTACTATAGATTCAAGGTTAACATCCTGAATTGACTTATCAAGTGTGGTCTTGAGCGCAATGAACGCTGCCTCTTCTGGTTTCACCAGCTTGATATAAGCCAATGCTCTGACAGGCTTGCCCGGTCTACCTGTGTAGTAATCTATGTAGGCTTTGATAGCCTCAACCAGTGGGTATGTAACTTCCTGGATAATACGCTTGTTCCATCCAGTTTCAGAGTTAGAGCCTTGTTCAATTGCTCTGTTGTTGTTCTCAAAGAAACGAGCGATACCTGCCTTCTTCATTCCAATTTCAAATTTAACTTGAATGTCTGCCAACTGGTCGTCTGTTTTCTCTACCTTCATAGCTTATCCCCTTTGTCTAACAGTGTTAGACTTTCTTGTTCTCGTTCTGCTGCAAGTTGCGCCCTTTCAAACTCCCTTGCTGCTATTTCCATAGAAGCGTAGGTCTGGTTTGGGTGGGGCAGGTCAGCATCAAGCCCACTTAATTGTACAACCTTATCCAACGTACCATCATCGTTTATATAGCTTAAGAAGTTTAGCTTTGACCTGATATTGTAATGCGTTTCAAGTCTCATTTGAACCTCTCAAGGTCAGAGTTAAGAAGAATCTCCATGTCATCCTGAGATGCGAAGGCAGCTATTACAATAGGGCTGTGAACGCTCTTGCTAATGACAACCCATGGAAGTTCTGCATCGGTGTCATAACCTACCTTGTACCCGTTTATCTTGCCTTGGTATGATACGCTCTTTGCCAGTTCGTTATCCCAGTATACTATCTTAAGTTTAGTCATTGTAAAGTCCCTCTAAGTTGATTAAGTTTTGGTTGTATTCTCTCAAGTACCTATCAAGGTGAAACCATCTGCCGTGGTTGTCTATCTATGCTATCCACATGCTTGTGGTCCATGCAGCATGGCAGACAGGTGGTGCCTTAAAGGTGTAGTTTCCGTCTACATAAGCCATTATCTTGATCATCTTATCCCCTTTGTCTAACAGTGTTAGACTTTCTTGTTTGTTTGCCATTCGTTCAGCTTCCATAGCTCTCATGGTTGCGGCTGAGTGAGTATAGACAGGATCAAGCCCACTGATAGTTTCTCGTCTAAACAAGGTGCCATCATCGTTAATCCTGTCTATGAACCATTGCTTTGTCCGTTGATCATAGTAGGTGTCTTATTTCATTAGAATCTTTCCAGGTCAGCTTGGAGTAAGATTTCCATATCATCTTGAGATGCAAAAGAGGCAAGCACAACCGGGCTGTGAACGCTCTTGCTAATGACAACCCATGGAAGTTCTGCATCTGGATCATAACCCACTTTGTAGCCGTTTATCTTGCCTTGGTATGATACGCTCTTTGCCAGTTCGTTATCCCAGTATACGATTTTAAGCTTGTTCATGTTCTCTCCTTTGGTAGTTGTCTAACACTGTTAGACTTTATTAAGTTAATCCTAAGACCGGGCTTTTAAACCCGGTTTCTGTGTTATTACACGTCATCAGTTAGGAATATAACATCCACCCTTGGCAACTCTTCACTCTACCTAAAGCCATCTGACACATATAAGATTGACATAAATTATTGTCTCTACAGAATTGCCTCATGTTAAATACTTCATGAACAATACCATCGGGGCTTACCAGTTTATAATGTTTTGCCTTACTATAGGCTGTGTTGTAATCCCTGGCACACCATTCTAAGTTTTCATAATAATTGTTCTTTTATCCTCATCTTTGTGGTTAGGGCCAGCACATTTCTATACTGGTCCCCAACTGCTCAAAAGATAGGCTATTCCTCATTAAGGCTCTAACCTACAATATGATATTCAATATGGTGGCTGTCCAGAGAGTCGAGCAACTCAGCTATTAAGTCATAATATTCTTGTCCCTTGTTAACAATTACCATTCCCTGGTGAACCCGTATAGCTACCATCCTCCAATTAATTGATAAGATTTGAATACCCTTTAAATTGTAAGTTATCTCTGACCCTTGGATAGCATTAACGCCTGTGATAAAAGCTTCTATAATATTCATTTAAATTACCTCCTGAAAATTATCTGTGTCAAACGATTCACCATTCTCCCATTCAACGTGATACTTTACTTCAGTGTTGGATCTTTTAAAGTTATAGCCATTAATGAAAGCCTGTACTGCCTCATATGTAATTTGTCGCATTGTCAAACCCTTTCCATAAAGCATACGTCGGGTTCGCCTGGTGTCCAGTTCGCTTCTCTCCTTACAACCTGGAAGCCATGCCTTTCATAGAATTTGGGCAAGTAACCGTCAAAGCAGTCGAGGTGACAGGCTCCACGTTTGCAAGCTTCTTTCATAAGAATATCACCCTTGCCTCTAATAGCTGAAAATACGCTTGTCAGTTCTCCATTAGCTGATAAGGCAAATCCCATAAAACCAGGATGTCCGGCAAGGTAATAGCTGGAACCTTCTTCATTCTCGATATCCTTCCAAGGCGTGGTTGATTTCCTGATAATACTATACCTTTCTTGAACCCTCTTTAATGCTTCGATAAAGTGTTTAAAACTTACATTCACAAAGTTATCATTAATTAAATTTTCCATCGTGTAGTCTCCTTATGGTTTAAATTTGTCTAACATGTTAGAGTTATTTGTTCTTTATTACATGCAGTACATAAAGATTATTGCTGTAGCTTTCATGATTGCTAAGATAAGCATATAGGTCCAAAACTTAAGCTTGCTTGTGTCCATGATAGTATCCCTTTGGTTGTGTTATCAGTATGGGCAAGGCCGTTAAGCCCTGCCCGTTTTGATCTGGTTGTTAGGTGCTATTTTCTGCCCTTCAAAAGTTCTTCTTTGGCCGCCTTGAGCGCCTTGGCACCATCCGGGCAGGTAGAGGCATTGAAGATTTTAGCCATTTCTCTGTAAGTTCTGTTTACTTCTGCCGGACCTGCTCCCAAGGTGACACCTAAGACAATGTTAGGCGCTTTAGAAGAGAATTGAGGCAAGAAAGGTGCTACCTGTGAAGGCTTGCTTTCTGCTTTCTTTTCAAGCCGTCTCAAGGTCTCGTTCATCTCTTTCAATTGAGCCTTTAAAGCTTCATTTTCAGCTCTAAGCTTTTCAAGTTCGCTTGTCTCTCCTTTACTGGTGCCTTGTCCCTTGCTTTCATCCTGTCTAATACTGTTAGACTGTCCGGTCTCAGTCTCAGAACCATTGCTTTCAACTTCTTTCTTCATGGTTTCCCCTGTCCGGTCAGCTGGTGCCACTGGTGCTTTAGGCTCTTTGGGTTTTGCTGGTGCTGGCCTGTTCTCGTCGATAAGCTTGTTGATCTGCTTTGTGGTCAGCTTGCCAGCTTTGGCAAGTTCGGCGGCATTGTCTTTGACTTTGTCGAAAATCTTAGAGTTAAGATGCACCAGGATATTGAGAACGCGCATTGAACAAAACTTGAAATCAGAATCAAGACCGAAAGTGTCATAGATCTTAACGAGATTATAGGCTTGAGCCTTCTTAACTTGGCAAGCCATGTTTGCCCATGCAAGCCATTCCTTTACCGGTTTCTTTGCTGCTTTGAACATTTCCAAGGCTTCACTCAATAGCTTTCCAGCCTGTAAGTGAGCATTCATGGCGCCTTCAATGTTAGCTTTGACAGACTCGGCTATTTCACCCAACTTCACTTCATCCAGTACAATAGTTTTTGTTTCAGCTACTTTTGACGGCATCTTTGATGTCTCCTTCTTAGTTTCATTCTTAGCTTCATTAAGTTTGACAATCTCACTGTTTGCAAGCTCTATCTTATCAAGACAGTTACCACGGATAAGGACAAGAGCTTTACCAAATAACTCTTTAGTTCTAGACTTGTTAGCCTCTTTTAGCTGTCTACTAATGTCAACCGGCAAGGAAAAAGAGTCAACCATACCTTCTTTAATGCTTTTCTTTGCATCCTTCAATTTCATAGTTCCTTTGAGTCCTTCACAGACTATGTCAATGATGTTATTGGTAGCAGATAAAGATTTAACCAGAGCTTCATAAGATTTAATGGTGTTAGCAGTAGCGTCAAACATTGTCGGTCTCCTTTGATTAGCTTAGTTTTGCATTAAGTTCAGTTTGTCCACTTCCGGAAGTGATAGTAAATTCTATGCCAAGTTCAATCAATGTGTCAAATAGTTTTTGATTACTTGGCTTTGTTACCTGAGTGACAATCTTAGTCTCATTATCATCCTTAGAGTATTTTTTAATCCAAGTCGATACACTTTGTGTACTGACATTAAATTTATTTGCCATTTGTCTTACTGTATAGGTTGGATTTGCTTTACTGAATCGGGCAATCTCTTTTTTTTTTTAAAGAGACAGGATATCGGTTTAACACGGTATTTTTAACCTTTGTTAGCTCCTGTCTTGTCTTGCCATGATACTCTTTAAACCAGTTCATTAAGTTATGTCTATTTACCCCAAACCTAAGAGCGATGGAGTTATAGGATTCTTCTGGATTTAGTTTCATGTAATCAACAATGGCTAATTTCTCAGATAGCGTATACACTTTTCTTTCTTGTACGTAGTTATTTCTTGGATAGCCTTTTATTTCCTTATACCACCTTGTGATGTTTTGAGCGTAGATATTAAACACTCTTCCAATTTCATTATAGTTCATCTCAGGGTTATTATCACAAAATTCCACCACAGATTTTTAAATGAATCAGTGTAGAAGGTTCTACCTCTTCCAATAGCTTGATTAATTTCAGTCATTTCAGTCTCCTTATAATAAGTGAATTAAGTTATCCGGTCTCCCGGTCTTAGTTGTCGAACTTAATGAACTGAACTTGTTTCTCTCAAGTTCAAGGACAAGATAAACCAGACTAAAACGAATGTCAAACACTTTTTGAAACTTTCTTTCACTTTTCTTCTAACTTACTGAAATGATAACAACTTAATGATTAAACTTTTCTTGATAGAATGCTCCAAGTTAGAACCAAGAGCAGTTAGCCATGGCTTACTTCGCTCACTGAGGCTGATAGAAGGTAGCCTATACTAACTAATAAGATACTACTTAACATTGATACTTACAGCTTACTATCTTGAATAGCTTAAAGTTCTGCATCTTTCTATAAATGATAGAGCGCTCTAAGAGAAACCAAGACAAGACTAATAAAGGATAGAACTTACCAAGAAAGTATCCAAGTAAGAACCAAGTAAGCTAAGCATGACAAGAGCGCCAAGAGCTTATCCAAGTTCGTTCCAAGTAAATGATAGCCATAGCTAACAAGTGATAGAGATCTCTAAGTATTAGACAAGAACAACTCAGTAAGCTTAACAATATTAAGAGCGCCAAGCCTTTTACTTAATAAGCTAAGAGAGGACAGATGTGCGCCCTCACATTCTTAGGCGATCCTAACTCTTTACTTAATAATATTAAGTGTAAGTTGCTCCTAATTAGTTAGTTACAGCCTAACTATCTTAAAAGGATAGAGCGCCCCAAGGCACTCCTAACTGTCTCCGTCCTCTCTGACTTCGTCAGCCATACCAGCACGACTAAGTTCGCTCCAAGTCACACTCTTAGTCTTGCCTAACTCTCCAAGCTCGCCCCAAGATCGTCTGTCACGCTCGGCATACGATGTTAGCTCTGGCTCATCTTCTGAGAGCTATGAGAGATTGACCCTATGGGGGGAACTTGGTAAGCGATAGCAAGCAAGACGCCCCGCACATTTCTGACCCAAATTTTGAGTTTGCTTGTACTCTCCAAGTGACTCTCTTAGTACGCTCTTCTAAGTGTACTTGTTGTCTAAGGACACGCTCCAAGTTAATTGATAGTACGTTCTATTACGCTCCGACCTTGTCGGTAGAAGATGCAGAAATAAGATGTAGTAGTTGATGGCAGTAGCATAGCATCACGCACGAAGTTGTGCCAGAGGCTACTGCACTCTTATGAACTTAGTTGTCGGGTAAGTTCCTTCCTGGATGACCCAGGTAATATTGGTAGAAGCCACTGAGTATTGCAGTAGCTCCTTAGTTGATACAGAAAGCTCTATCTCGCTGCATCATTAGATAGAGGAAGCCAGAGCAAGCGAAGTTGGCTTAATAAGCTCTGGCCTGGGAGGATACTAAATCAGCTACAAAGTAGCGTTCTATTAAGTAATCCTTAGATACAAGATCACCTCCTTTCGGACAAAGCCGGAAACATCTTATTAGTGCTGTATTCAATTCTTAATGTAAGCACAGAAGCATATCTCTCCATATGGTGCAACTGCTCTCTTAGAAGATCTTGCTCTTTCTTATCAAGTTGCTGGAAGCGAGAGCAGATGATAAAGTCTCTCAATTTATCAATCTTCTTAATAAGCTCTTCCAACTCTGCTTTCATTCTTGAATAAAACATAACTACCTTCTAAGCCAGTCGGAATCCACTGGGCCGGTAGCTTTTCTCAAAGACATCTTTCTCAACATGGTAGATGTCGGTGCTGGACAACTTGACGATGTAGTCACCTGGCTTAGGAGTGACTTTGTTATCACAGGAGAACTCAAGCAGTTCTGTGATGGCACCTTGTTTGTTTGTATATTTGTATTCACCAGCTTTGATCTTCTCAAGCTTACCGCTTTCTTCGATCTGGCAAGCCAGTCGAGTCTGTACGATGGTAGTGTATTCTCTTAACATTCTTTACCTCCCTGTAAGTTATTGTTCAAGTTGTGAGTTGGTCTTAAGCAAGCAGGTTGTCCCTTTCAAAGAGCGTAATCGAAGCCCTATGGAAGAGACATTAAACCTGCATCTTCATTGATTAAGCCGGAGTGATGGCGATCTTGTCATCCTGTCTGCGCCATACGGAAGTAGTAGCGGAACCCTCTGCAACTACGATGACGTTGGCACCACCAGTTGTTTCTTTCATGATGTAGCAAGCACCGTCTTTCTTGCCAGAGACAAGAGCGATATTGACAGCAGCGTTTGCATCTTCAATCTCTGCCTGAGTTACCACGGAAATAGGTAAGGCAGCTACAACAGCAGATACAGCAGCGGGCTGAGAGTCACCAATTTTAGTAGAGTAAGACATGATTAATCCTCCTTATGTTAAGTTGTAAGTTATGAAGCAAGCTTCTATTCTATACTGGTCCTTAATTAAATACCAAGTAGAGAGAAGTAAGTAGACTTGGATCTTATAGTATGCCCTAAGCTAATAGAATCTCTATACTCTCTTACCTCTCTTACCTCTCTAAACTCTCTTATTATTTCTTATTATTTCTTATTATTTCTTCCCTCTCTTCTCTACTGGTCCCTAACTCTTTGAGTAGGGAAAGCAGGGGTTTAGAACTTATTCCTCTTGCGTCTTCCAGGCTTTGCCGTTCGGGAGAACATGTTCCTCTCATTCCGGTATGGCCCGACCTCAACGCATACATCCTCCATCCACCGCCTTCGGGTTGTGGGATCTGTCCACTTATTGATTCCGTCGATGACCTCCTTGCGTCTTCGGGCTTCAATGACCAATCGGGTGTCAAAGTCCATTTGCTCGACCACATACCGGATCGCACCGGCCAGAGCATCTAATCTGTCATCGTGCCTCAGAGCGCCCCTCTCTCTCGTTATCATAGCCATTTGGTGCAGTAGGCGATAGGTTACTTGCAGTTCAGACGGATACGCTTGTACGGAGCTATAATCGTCCTCTATGACCTCTGGTGATATTATCAGTCTGTGACTGGTCAGCAGGGGTTCCACCACATCTATGATTCTAAGCTCTTTTTGGCCTGTTTCATAGACTTCCACCAGTTCGACAGGCCATTCCTCTCGGGCAAATAATGGCTTGATCATATTGGCATGAGCGCCATGCCCGAAGTTCTTCTCTATGAGTACTGTCTTAGATCCGGTCTCTCGTGCGATTCTGACCAGTTTTAAGAGCTTTTCTTCCTCATAGCCTCCTGGTATACCTCCGACCTTGTAAATGTACACAAATGCGCCAATAACCTTGATTACGGCGTATGCCAGTTCATCCCCGTTCTTGCCGCCACCTGCCGGGTCAATATACATGACGGTCTGCTCAAATGGCCGGATCTCGTATTCGTGTGGCAATGCCCAAAACAATTTGTATTTCCCATTCACAGAGGGACTCTGATATAGATTTTGAGCGTTTGTAGACCATATGGGTAGGACTGGCCCTTGGATCTGATTAAACTCTGATATGATCAAATTTCGGAGTTTTAGAGGGTATCGCCCTTCATCAGTCAACTTAGTGTTCAGCATGAACTGTAGCTGGAACTTAGCGGCACCCTGAGACAATTCTTTCTCAAGTAGTGTCTCTTCTCCAAACATCTCTGGACAGGTTGGGTATCCTTGCAAACCATCAAGCCCACATCCACTCCTCAAGGTAGGATCAATGATCATATCTTGGATCAGCATAGGTGCAAGCATGTCACCATAGTTGTCTTGCTGTTCAAATGTTGGATAACGTCCTGTCCAAATGCGGAGAGCATATCCACGACCAGGCAGGTTATTATAGATAGACTCAGTAGACTGAGGCGTACCTAAGTACACGATGTCACCAACTGCACAGACTGATTCAAACTCTTTGGTCAAGTCTTCAAGCAACTCACGGGACATCACGGTTCTTGAGTTCTTAGGAGATTCAATATCGTCTGCAATAAGCAAATCAGCACGGTTCCCTGGTACGTTAGCATCAATGCCCAAGCACTTAATGGAAGGTGCCATGATAACTCCCTTGAACAACCAGTGAACATCATAACCCTTTACAGAGCTACGATCTCCATTATTCTTATCAGCTTTCAGCATCCACAGGAAGTCA